TAAGAATCATACCCATGGTTTTGCAGCTGCTACACGCACTTGTGCGTCGCAGTTTGCAGAATATTTGAGTGCTACTATGGGGCTTGAACCGTATTTCGTTCAATGCAGCGCCGCTGACATTCGTCACAATCGCGCTGGCTCGCGAAGTTATTTTTGGACAAAGGATGTTCTCGTCCCTCCATCAAGTTTCGATCCCCCTGGCAATGCCATGTGTGTGTTGGTTGATGTTGATTACTACCTTAATTTGCCTCTTTGGCTTAATTCCATTCCAAAGCACGCGCTCTTGTACACAATTGTGCCTGAGTCTGTTGCTGATAGTGGTGAGGTATCTTTTACTTTCAACTCATCTAACACCATGTTGACTACTGTCAGTGGAGGAGCTTGTTACGAGCATCCACTGTGGAACTTCAGCAATGATCATGTTTCCACAGTGACATGGAGTCTTTGGGGTGTTAAAGTGCGGACCTGGCTCATTGATAGCCAGCGCACTTCTAAGCACCGTGCCGTCGTGTTGCTCTCGCAGAGCGCTGAATGGACGGGATTCCGAGGTTTCGTGGCTTGGGCTTGTCTCAAGACCGGTTTCCTCTCGTCTAAATTCCTCGATCGGCTTGTGGTCGCACAGGACGACTTCCTAGTTTTGGATGTCGTTAGAAAGGACGGTATTTACCGTTCCGTTGGCAAACCATCTCGGTTTAACCACGCAGAGCTTTCTGTTGAGCGTTTTGACGCTCTTCTTGCTTCTGCTCGTGCCTCTCGACTACCTATTACTCCGCACCAGGTACAACCATACTTTACTGCGGAACCTAAAATCTCGGAAAGCGAACGAGTCGCCATTGTTACCGTGGTTGACTATTTACGTAGCACTATACAACCCGACCCTATGAAGACTGCCGTTGGCCTTAGTTCTGTCCAACGTTACCACTTCAATTGGGATGGCTTGGATGATCGGACACCTTCCCTACACGCCTTTATGAACCCTATCATCCCTGGCGCAGCTTTTGCGCCTGACATCTCATTGGGCAATGAGGTTCGTGCTATCAAAGCCAGAGTCCTTGATGTGAAATCCGAGGTCACTGGTGATTTATCTGTTCACCCTTTTCTCATGCAGTTCGCGCTTGAGTTTTCGGAGATGCTTTTTCCAGTATCCCATGAAGGTGAACCAATGGACGATGACTACGTCACAGCCAAGCAGTCTCGCCCATCGCAGCGACGCATACTAGAGGAAGCCTCCTGGTTGCCCGCATTGCCAAAAATTGTAAACTCTTTCCTCAAGCGTGAGCCTTATCAGAAGTTGAATGACCCTCGTGTCATTTCGACCATCGATGGTGCCACCAAGCTGGAATACTCTGCTTTCATATATGCTATAACTGAACATTTTAGTAAGTTTACTGACTGGGGTGAGCCTGGGATCTGGGGTGGTCGCTCCGTTCCCTGGTATGCTTTCGGGCACAAACCAAGAGAAATTGCCACTTTCATTACTAAATTAGCGTCTCGCGCGCTGAATTGGATTGATAGTGATCTTTCAAAGATGGATGGACGCTTTTCAGAGTTGCTTCGGCACTTTGAGAGAATCTGTCTGACGAGGTTTTTCAAAGTTTGTCATCACGCTCAGGTCCTGAAACTTCATGGACAAACATATAACGTTAAGGGTGTTACCCGCCATGGTCACTATTACACTTCTGAGTATGAGCGGCGTTCTGGTTCACCAGACACCGCTGCTTTCAATACGGCCGCTACAGCGTTTATCTCCTATATTGCCTTCCGTCGTATGGGCCTGAATAAGGTCGATTCTTGGACGTGTTTGGGCATATATGGCGGGGATGACGGAGGAACACCAGACGTTGACCCGGACTTCTTAGTCAAAGCAGCTGCTGACGTTGGCCAGAAAATGACCATGTCAGTCATAAGCCGCCATCAGCCTGGACTTAGTTTTCTGTCTAGGTATTATGGCCCGAGTGTTTGGGAGGGCGATTGTAACTCAATGTGTGACCTCACACGGCAGTTGGTTAAATTTCATGTTACCACTGCATTGCCTTCCAACATCTCGCCTCTGACCAAGCTGGTTGAAAAATCTATGGCGTTTTCACTTACTGATGCAAATACTCCCGTTTTAGGACATTTTGTCCAACGAGTTGGAGAGCTCGCCCAGAACACTTACGTTAGACAAGAAATGAGTGCCGATGTCTTGCGTTCGTTGTTGCCCTGGGGCTCCAATGTTTCGAGAGAAGATCAGTACCCAAATGAAGATTGTCCATGGATGTGGGATTACGCAGTTTGCGCCCTACAACCTTACCAGTTTGATTTCCACGCATGGCATGAAAATGTCAATAAGTGCGTTCTTTTGGAACAGATGCTTGAGATGCCTGTTGTGGCATGTGTGCTACCACCCGAACCTCCTGCTGATGATGCCGTCTTGGACGGCGAAGTCGTACCAGCGCCCCCTAGGCCTGTGGCTCTGCCACCAAAGGATAAGGGTGAGGCGGACTGCAACAATGTCTGCAAATTCTTTCAGAGTAAAAGAGGTTGCAAGAAGGGAGATAAATGTAACTTCCTCCACGTCCCGCGGGACGTGGGAAACAAAAACAATAAAAACAAGAAGCGTGTCTAATTAGACGCGCCTTATCGGCGCACAGGCGGGGTGGTGTAGGCACCCCGTGTCGAAATTCAATTTTACTTTCTGTGTTTGCCGTGATAAATCGACAATGGAGAAACAAGCTCGAGGACGCGCTGTCCCGCCCGCCATCAAACCCCGCT